CAGCAATCATGGCTGCCATGATCTGGAGGGCCTCTTGCGGGTAGCCACCCCGTCGAGCTAAATCAATATAGCTCTTAAGTACCGCAGCAGTCATCTGAGAATTCATTCGTACATCGTACTTCGAATAGTCCCAGGCAATTACCATATTGTCTGCGGCAAATTTTGTGGCGTGATCCATCAAATCTTTCCACTCAGGAGAAAATGCATTAACTCCTACTGCACACTCCGAAATCAGAGGGTGCAAAGATAAAAACCTAGCTATTGGTAAAAAGTATATCCTAATAGCAAAGGAAAGACTTACTGGTGCGGCTTGGAACACACGCACTTTTGTTTTCCCTATTTTCGTAGGCTCATCTTTCAATGTAGCACTACTGATAGGGTAAGCACGTTTATTTTGCTTCCAACAGGAAACTAAACGATCGTACTCATCAAGCACTTCTTGAGAAGGAACGCGATCCACCAAGCGTTCTCCCTCTCGGATTTCTTCAAAGTGCTTCTTTTTTTGGGCCAAAAACAGGAAAACCCATGCTCGTTGACATAACCAGAGCATCGATAAACCTTTTTCCATCAACTCCCAAAATGGACTCCTTAAAAGTTAAAGGTCTAAAACCCTCCTTTGGTGCATAAGCATCCATCAGAGGGTAGAGATCCTTTAACCAATCCTGACGTGCACGTTCCAACTCAGACGGTAAGAAATGGTCTGAAGGGTTAACAACGTACTCAAGGGTAGCATTAAACGCTTCCCAATTGGGTTCCAACTTAGGAGGTCCAAAATCGGACTTTACGCCCATAAAACTCTCCACATGTGGAGAGAGGATTGAAGGCTCAACGCAGGATTTTTGCTTTGCTCTCAACTTCGTAGAGCCAATAACAGAAATGGCTGCTTCTGGACCAAGCGAATTAATGTATTTCGCTTTATCACTAACCTTCGTGGAGGACAACACATCACGACCCATTTGTTTTTTGGGTATCTCTGAAGATTGTGCCATAACAACGACACCATCTTGTTTACCAAGTGTTGTGACTGCCTCCAAATACCGTGTTAGAGTGAGGGTTTGCATAATTCCGTACCCTTTACCGTTTCCTCCTATATGAAGTCCGAGGATAACGGGTTCACTCTTTTTTGCGGTAAGTAATCCCATACAAGCACCATCCTTTGCTTGGGTGGAAGTATAATCTCCACCTTGCATTTTCTTGTACTTGTGTGCAACTTCCTTCATTGTTGCACAAACCGTTTCAACTGACAGCTGACCATCTTTGTCACGTACATAGAAATTAGCCATGTTACTACCAGTAGGCTGGTTTAATGGGAGAAATCTCCAGGCGCTCTTCACGTTATCAAGATTTGGAACATATACTAAACGTAAATCCAAATCATCAAACACATATGAGTGAGTTTTTCTTTCAGCAGTAAACTTGAAAAAACCACC